TACACTACTGGTGGTAGCACCAAGTACTCAGGTATTGTCCGTGACGCCTCTGACGGCGTTATTAAAGCCTTTAAGCATGCATCAACAAAACCAACTTCAACCGTTGATTTTTCAGAAGCTGGACTAGAGTACTCAGACCTACAAGTTGCAGCAATAACTGCATCATCATTAACAGTAGGGGATATTTCAAATACAGAATTTGGATACCTAGATGGAGTAACGTCAGCAATTCAGGATCAGTTAGACGACAAAGCCCCAACTGATACTCCAACATTTACTGGCTTAGTAACAATATCAGCATCTGGAATAGCATTTGCAGATGGTACTCAAACAAAAGAAGGTGTTCCATCAAGAACTCCAATTATTTCAAAAACATCAAACTATACTCTTTCATCACTAGCCGAAAGAGACAGCCTAATAGAAGTTGATTCGACAGACCCAGTAACAATCATGATTCCAACAAATTCTGCAGTCGCTTTCCCAATAGGAACGACATTAGATATACTTGGAGTAAATACAGGATTAATTACAATTCAAGGAGACTCTGGAGTAGCCGTAAACGCTACACCTGGATTAAAATTGCGTACACGATGGTCTTCATGTACACTACTTAAGCGTGGAGAAAACTCTTGGGTAGTATATGGAGATTTGAAAGAATAAAGGAGATATAAATGACTAAAAGATCTGGTAGAAAATCGCAGGCAGCCAATGACTTTATTGAGCCATTAAAGCCTACTATTACAAACGCAGCAAATGTCACTAACAGGCCATACAACAACGGAGCGGTAGACATTAGTTTTGTCATGAGCCCAGCATCTCCAATAGCAACTTCTTATTTAGTTAAAACGGTTGTACCAGAAGGACAAACTCCAATAACTGGAACAGGATCATCCTCACCAGTCACAATAACTGGTCTTTTGTCTAATACAAGTTATAAATTTACAATAACTGCATCAAACGCTATTGGTAACTCCCCAGTTTCAGATGAGAGCCAATCTGTTCTTGTTACAACTGTTCCACAAATACCAAATGCGCCAACACTTTCAAACAATGGAGCAGAAACAAACAGAGTTGTATGGGTTGCACCAGCAAATAATGGTGGATCTGCAATTACAAATTATGAATTATTAGACGACGAAAATAGAGCCTTTTCATATAACGGATCAACATTTGAATCAAATATAAATGACGGAGGAAACTCTTATCAGCGAGTTAAGGTAAGAGCAAGAAACGCTAACGGAGCTTCAGATTACTCGGAATTCAGCAATCAGATTCAAACAACACCATTTAGCTTTGCGCCATTTGGATTTACTCCGTTTAGCTTTACCCCGTTCGGGTTTACACCGTTTGGGTTTACACCGTTCGGATTTACACCAAAATCAGTCGGAGCAGAAACAATTATAAAATCAAAGGTTCCAGAGGGATTAATATTGGCCCACAATCTAAGCGTAGGAGATGTTTTATATTCTGCCAACATTGAAGGAATCGATGTTTCAAATGCAGCAATAGTAGAATATTTACAAAATTGGTCTACAAATAGTGCAGCAATATCTCAAGATGTTGAAACAACAATTGTTGCAATGGCAGCAAGAATTTCTTCTGAAGGTGCTATTGTTATTAATGGAAACAAATATTCAAGACAGCACTTTATTTTAATTAAAAGAAATGATGAAATACAATTCCAGCCAGCAGCAGATGTTTTGCAAACAGACCTAATATTCTCCCCAATGGAATCAGGCTGGGTAGAGGTTGTTGATTATAAGATAACAGATCAGAAGGAACTTTTAATTTCAATTGACGTAGAGCCATACGATGTATTCTTTACAGACAATGCATTAGTTCACGACTCCTACAAAGCTTCTGATGACCCAAATGTACTAACATCTAGCGACGAGACATTTACAGATAAGCTAGATGAAATGTATCAACAATGGAGAGATTCTCAAGACCAACAGTAGTCAGGATTTAATTTGTTTAAACAATTAAAAAAGCTGCACCTAATGGGACTTTCTGGTGTAAAATATTTTAAAGGCAAACCAATTCCTAAATTTAGAAGGTATCCAGAATACATTAAAGGAACATGGTCTCAATACACTGTTTTTATGGATAAAGGAAACAGTTTAGCGATAGAATGTTTATACAAAGACAATAATAACGAATCTGGAACTATAGTAATGTCTAATTTTATTAACAACGACTATCCAGTATCCTGGGCAACAATTATTATAGACGGGTACGATAAAGATCATTACACCGCAGTAACAGATAGATTTTATACAAACCCCTTGCATAGAAGAAAAAAATACCTAGAGTCGTTAGCACTTATAGGGTATCCCGTTTGGTGTACATTCTTTAAAATATTACCTAGACTTGGGCCAGGGTATACTGAAGGAACACAAAAGATGGCCCTAAGTGGTTTATCAATGATATCGTCAGCAGCTAAAAAAAGAATAATTTTAAATAGCGATAAGGCAGAAAAGGTTGTTAAGGGTGGGCTTGTAGAAGGATTGGTTCCCTCAATAAATATGCCAGAAGAGCTAGCTGTATACAAAGATCCTGTATTTCCAGCCCTATTTCATTCTATTAGCGTCTGGGAGCCAAATGATAAAAAATATTAAGTCAATAAATAATAAACTGTTGTTTTCAGAATATAATAAAATGGTTTCTGAAATGTACGAGCACGTATACAAGTTTAATCCAGGATTAAAGCTTGGATTTAAACCTAAAAAAATATCTTTAGTTGATTATAGAACATTTAATTTTTTTGGAATGTATAGCAAAAATATACATTTACTCTATAAAGAAATATCCAATATGACAAAAAGCTTATGTGCAGAAAACAATATTAATTTTGAAAGAAATTCTTTTTATTTGCTTGGAAATATAGTTAAAAATGAAACATTACCAATAGGCACCTATATAAACTTTGCCCCTAATTATAAAACAACTTTTATGGGCTTCTATATAATTAATTCAAATAATGATAGAATGTCTATAGATGACAAAACACTTGATTTAGAGGAAGGACAACTAATTATGCTTAACTCTGGATCAAAAATTTTATTTGAAAATATTAGCGATAACTTAGTAATGTTATCATTTAATATTTCCCCCATAGAGTATCTTTATAAACAATACTATCAAAAATGGATACCAATATCATGATCAACATAGAATTTATTCCAAAATTTAGGCTTTATAGTAAAGTGTTTCCAGAGCCAGTTAGCGTAGCTTCCTCGATACCAGAATGGTGGAAGACACAGGAAAGTCATTTAAATAATGATCAAAATGTTTACAGGGGAACAATGCTTCTTACCGTAAAGAAATGTCAATCAGTATTTGACTCAATGACTTTTGGATATTATCTAAAATGCCCAACTGATATATCTATAGATGCGACTGGGGATGTATTGAGAGTTCAGCTAACCTCAGATATAATGGGAATGCAGCAGCATCTTGTTTCAAACCATTTAAAAGAACAAATGGCCAAATACCCAATTCCAGAATATTTTCATTCAGAGGTTGTCAGAATACATCCAATGTGGTTAGTAAAAACACAAGAAGGGTATAGCTCTTTATTTGTTGCACCGATGCACGGAGATGACTCCCCCATTAAAGCCGTTCCAGGAGTAATAGACACAGATGAGTATCCCTCAGACGGATACCTGTCATTCTTTGTTAAAAAAGGCTTTAAAGGAATAATTAAACAAGGCACTCCAATTGTTCAAGTAATTCCTTTTAAACGAGATGACTGGGAAAGTTCTATTAATAAAGAAAAGGATTCTGACTTTAAAATAAAGGAAAAAAATTTAGGTGTAAGATCAGTTTTTCAAAATGGATACAGGATGAAGTTTTGGAAAAAGAAAACATATAGATGACAACCAAAATACTAAACAGAGTCCCATACGAGTCTGACTCTTGGTCATTAATGTCTAACATGAATTTCGAACAGATAGTTAACTTTTCTAATGTATTTACAAAATGGAAAGAATGGTCATATGTTAAAAATAGCCCATTACATAAAAAATCTACATTAAAACCAGTAAACATGTATGTATCTCATTTTTCAAATCAGCCAGAGGTAATAAGAATTTCTGACACGTCAGTTTATTTAAGGTACTATAGCTATGCGGATATACTTATACAAATAGCAGACCCACCAATGGGGCATAAAGGAGTTTTTAAGTCTAATCCAATAAATAGTTTATTTTATGCCACAGATAAATGCTGGTTAAGACAATTTTATCCTTCACCAAATGAATACAATATAAATAAAAAAAATCCTATATCGGACAGAATATTTAAAATGTATATACCGTGGTTTTTAGATATGGATATAAAATATTTAATTAAAACAAATGAAGAAAATTCTTCAATTGTAGTAATAGAAAAAGAAGACTATTTTACAAAAACAAATGACAATGTTATAATAAAAGAAGCAAATTTTGTTGATTTTTATTTTACAAAATCTGAAAGCCATATGCAAGACAATGTGTGTGGATTAATAAAAAAAGATTCGTATTTATTTGATATAGAAATTAAAGCAGACAAAAAAACAATTAAAAAGATCATAAGGGAATATGAAAAAAAAAGAATTAAAGGTTAAGTTCACCCCAGCCTTTATTATGAATACAGAGGGCATGCTAGATCATAGCAATTTTAACGAGCCACAAGAGTCAAAAAGATACATTCCTTCTTGGTATAAAAAACTATCCAAATTCTATAAATCAAACAGCATTAGCAAGCTACACCCAGTAAATGATAGGGGTACTGACGGCAGCGCAGCATCAACAAAATTATGTATGCCATTTTTCGATGCATTAACATCTGGATATATGTACACCCTAGACTACGATCTTCATGTAAGCCAAGATAAAAATGGATTCCCAACACTTTCTTGGGAAGGGTCAAATATGATAGTTGATAAAAGGTTAATGATAGATGTACCAGTCCCTACACAGCACCACCCAATGCATTATGGGTGGAAGGTTAATTGGTATTCGGAAACCCCAAAGGGATATTCTTTGCTAATAACCCACCCGTTAAATAGACACGATTTACCATTTACAACAATGAGCGGGATAATAGATGCTGACCTATGGCACACCCCAGTATTTACATCCTTCTTCCTAAAACGTAACTTTATTGGTATAATACCTAAAGGAACTCCTATATTTCAAATGATTCCTATTAAAAGAGAAGACTGGTCTCTGGAGATAGATTATTCAAATGAAAACATAGAACAAAATCAGATTAAGGACGAAAAAAGAAGATCTTTAATATATGCATATTATAAAAATGTAATATGGCAAAGAAAACAATACAGAGGTAAAATATAAATGGAAAATATATATATGAATAAGCCAACTGGCAAAGACCACAAGTTCTTTGAAAAGCATCTAGATAACGACCTGCCAGAACTTGCAGAGTTTTTACAAAATCAATACTCTAATATGGAAACCCTAAAGCTTTCTGGTATAACAAAGGTTACGCCAAGAGATCACTGGCTTTCATCAGACAGTGTATCTACAATAAAATGGAGAGAGTACAATGTATTTCAGTTTTATCACCCATCAATACATAATCTATACAAAAACATATCTGACACAATTAAGGAAGCGTGTGAATACTACGAAATTAATTTTGAAGAACAAAAATACATGGTACAGGGCTGGTTTAATATTAATTACAATCATAGTGGCAAGCTTGATTGGCATGATCATGGTGGCCCTTATGCCCCCTATTTTCATGGTTACTATTGTGTAAATGCAGAGCCTTCAATTACATACTATAGCGTTTTTGGCAATCAAGTAGAAAACCACAACAAAAACAATAGGATGATTATTTCAGAAATGGGCCACCCTCATGCAATGGGAGACTGGGACTGGGAAGGTCCTAGAGTAACTATTGCTTATGACATAATGCCTCTAAAAAGTTTAATTGCAAACAAAGCAGAGCCTCAGCATTGGATACCACTTTTATGACAGCCACTATTGGAATATGTATATACTCTTATCAAAGCAAAAAGCTATTAGAAACAATAGAAGAGATAAAAGATAAGTCTAGTAAAAAAAATATTCTATATTTCTATATTATAGATCAAAACAACATAGATAGAACAAGAATGCTTGAGGATCCAGATTTTTATAAATCCATATCGTATAACTACGTGAAATGGGATTCTATTAAAAGCCCAATTGAGTATAAGCAGCAGGCAATTAATTATTTAAATAAAACATATTATATGCAAATTAGCGATGATGTGAAATTGGCAAACAATTGGGACGAACATGCAATTGACTTTATATCAAACAATAAAAACTCAATACTGACTGGAAACTCTACTGTTTTATTAAAAAATAAAAACTGGTTTTCCATACAACCAGAAAGAGCCGAATCAAAAAAGTTTAATAAAGTTAATTATGTAGACAGAAATTTTTTATTTGGATTAACTGAAGATTTTAAAAAAATTAATTACCCCACATATTTAAAATACAATGGAGAAGAAGAAGCAATTTCAATAGATATGATAAACAAAGGCATATCTATGTACAGTTTCCCAGATGAGTATTTGTTAATTAACAAGAACGAGTTTGCAGAAGACTATGTTCCATTTTCTATAAATCATAATTATAATAAATTTGTTTCTCTTTATAAAGATGAAATTAAGAAACACTTTGATTTAGAAATAGACTTTTTGCCATTTGAAGACAGTGATGTCCTGTACGACCCTGCACAGTCACAGACTGACAAAATAGGTGGACTAAGATATATTAACAAAATTAAGGAGTTAAGATAGTGTTAATAAAAATAGTAGAGGATTTTATAACAGAAACAGACGCAAACATTTTAATTAATGAAATGAAAAGCCCCTCAGAGGTAAATGATTATCCGTCGTACTATAAAGACAGAAATGGTGGTACAGCCCTTCCTTACAATAAAACAGTTATGTCTTTGTTAAAAAAATATGCAGTAGATGCAAACAAAATACAAAAAGAATTTTTTATGTTAGAAAAGGATGTAATTGTTACAAAAGCTTTTGGATCATTTTGGAATCCTGGACAAAGCGGAGCACCCCACATTGACGCAGTGGAAAAAGAACCTTTTATTGAGTACAGCACTGTAATATATTTAAACGACGAATATGAAGGCGGAGAGATATATTTCCCAAAGCAGTCTTTTGAGCATAGGCCAAAAAAATATTCAGCAATATTTTTTCCAGGTAACAGTATTAGCTATGTTCACGGCGTAAAAGAAATAACTGGTGGAAATAGATTTACTGCACTTTATATGCAGTCTACAAAAAAGGAATTCATGGATCCAGATTTCGAGGGATGCTAATATGAATTATGAAGAGTTAGCTTTAGGCGCAGTTTATTATAAAAACATAATAGACAGACCAGACACGGTAATCAATAAAATAGAAGATCTGGAGCAGAAAAGATCAGAGGCTGAATCGTATAGATCAGAGTCAGTAAAGCCATGGCAAGCATGGGACTACAATCATGGAAATAAAGAAAAAACTGTTTTTTGCTGGCAAAAGTTTTTGCCGAAACCAGAAGACATAAGCCTAAATGATTTGTTTTATAAAGAACAATTTGAGATATCTTCAATTCTTTTTGATGGATTAGAAAAAGGGCTTAAGCATTATTTTTCTTTATACCCATACGCAGAAAAAAATATTAAATCTAGAGAAAAAACAATGCATCTTTTAAAATATAAAGAAAGCGGTTTCCTGCCAGCACACTCCGACCATGGAATAAGCAGCAGGGTGTTATCTGCTCTTTTATATTTAAATGATGATTACGAAGGCGGAAGCATAAGGTTCCCTCACGCAGGAATAGATATTAAGCCAGAAGCAGGGAGCCTATTGTTTTTTCCTTCAAACTTTGTTTACGTACACGAAGTAGATGCAGTAACAAATGGAACAAGATACTCTTTGCCAAACTGGTATCACAATAGAAAAAATGCTTACTATTCGGACGGGACAGAGTAATGTTTATTGTTACAGGATCAAGCAAAGGAATTGGAAACGCTATAGCAAATAGGCTTTTAAAAAATGGACACGAAGTCTGTGGTATATCAAGAAGCATTCCAGAAAACAATTCTCTTTTTAAGACATATACTGCAGATGTTGCAAACAAGCAATCTTTAATAGAAATTGCAAATACATTAAAGTCTGAAAAAATAACAATAGATGGCCTAATAAATTGTGCTGGAGTTATGCAAAAACCTTTTGTAGATTGGTCAAGAATTCAAGAAGAAGATATACAGTCAATTTTTTCAACAAATGTTATTGGGACAATAAATTCATGTCAATCTTTTATTCCTTTAATGAATATCAGAAAGCATACCCCAATTATAAATATATCTAGCCTTTCTGCTCATGCCAATACAGAACTTTCTATTTATGGTTCAAGCAAACACGCAGTTAAAGGATTTACTAGCTCTTTAGCAAAAATCTTACAGGCTACATCAATAAGGCCTAACTGCATTGCACCAGGCCCAATTAAAACAGAAATGACAAGCATGCTTTCGGACGACATGCTTAGGATGTTTGCTTCTCCACAAATTATAAATAGCAAAGTTTTTACTTCCGATGATATATGCGATATAGTTGAGCTATTGATAGACCATAGGTCAAGCAGTCTAACTGGACAAACATTCCATGTTGGCGGATACTAAACCCCACAATGGTATAATTTTTAAATGTCATACTATTATAAAGTGCTTAAGGATAGCCCGATTGGGTTTTGGAAACTAGACGACAGTTCCACCACCGCAACAGACTATTCTGGTTGTCAAAACAATGGATCTTATTCTGGATCTCAGGACAAAAAAAATCCAATTGTTAGTGGAAGCGACTATTCATTAAGAATAACATCTACGTATAGCGTAACATTTCCTTTAATTAAAAATTATTATGGACAAACAGCAAAGGGCGGATTTGCAAATATTAACGACGGAGACAACGATTTTTCAATAGAGTGCTGGATATTCCCAAGAGTAGAAACAGACAGCCTTACTACAATTGTTGGAGATAAAGAAAATAATATAGGAATTTTTTGGGATAATGGCAATATATATTTTGGGCTGGACACAGACCACCTAGAGTATTCAGTTCCAAATTTTAATAAATCTTTACATGTAGTTTGCACCTACAGTGTAAATAAAGCATTTATATATGTAGACGGAGTTCTTTGTGTTAGCAAAATAATATCATCTAATCCATTTACAAACACAGAGATTTCTTTAAAATCTGGTCCAACGGAAAACGTATTAGATTCATTTTTGATTAATAACGTTGCCGTATACAGATATGGATTACCTGAAAAGCAAATATACTCTCACTTTGCAGACAACAATAAGGTCATGCCGATACAGATAGCATACCCAGAAAATGGAGAAATATTTTATATATATGACAATACAATGAGAAACTCTTTTTCATTTTCATACCCTAAAGACAAATCCTGGGAAGACTTTTTAAATGAAGATTTAAATTTAAATAGAATTGAAAACTACATAGAGATATCAAAAACAGACAGCCAGGAAACAAAAGAAGTTGTTTTAAACGATATAATTTCTATGCCATCTGGAATAACAATGGACTCTTCAAAAATATTTTGGAGCGGAGAAAATGGAATTAGCGTATACACAAGCTTAGACGATGTAGACTATTTAGAGTGTAAAAATGGAGAGCCTATACCTCAATTTAAGTACTCAGAATTTAATGATCAAAAATTCTTTTACATAAGAGTCGTAATGGCCTCTGAGGACTCATCAAAATATTTGCCCAAACTGCATAGCCTAGAGGTTAATTTCTACAACACCCAGATATTATATTCTAAAAATGGCGGATCATATATATCAAAAATTGAAAATTTAGATGCAAGCTTTGGCGAAGAAGCATACCCTATTTTAAGCAATAATAGTTTAAATGGAATGCTAGTTAATTCCGATTCTGGGTTTAAGATCAATACATCTAAATCTGTATCTACACTAGAATTTTTTTATACACCAACTACAATTTCAAGCGGTAACCTTCTTTCAGCCGATGCCACAGAAATTAGCTGGTCAAGCAATGGGAGTATAAATAAAAGCAATATAGATAGACTTTATGTAAACGGAATTAATAAGACATCTGAAACACAGGTGTCTAATATTTTTAAGGCAAAGGACCTACACCACGTAATCGTAACTCTTACGTCTCCTATAACCGAAGAAATTATTTTTAATTATAAACAGGCGGGATCTGAGAAAGCCCTATACCAGTATATAACAATATACGAGTACGAAATGGATGTAAATATAATTCAAAACCATTACAACCTATATATGGAAAAATCAAAATATCAGTCTAGCGGATCGACACTCAAGGTGTCAGAAAACAACGTAAGCCTATATAATAATGACTGGATAGTGCTTCAAAACTCATAAACATGAACATTGTCCTGACAAAATATGGACATTAACTAAAAAGAATGGTAAAATTGATACACAATGGACATTAAAAGAATAAACCAGTCAGTTATTGAAGAGACCACCCTTGGTATATATGTTTGGGAAATGCCAGATGGAAGATGGATTGGCGACGACGACGGAAACTTTTTATCTATTACTGCAAAAAAGGGGAACAGATCAAAGATAGCTCTTTTGGCGGACGCAGTCAGAGCACACGGCATATACGAAGGCCAGCCAAAGTTTTTATCAGGACGTAGAAAAATTGATGACGAAGAATTTCAGCATCAAAAGCAAAGATTAGAGTGGGGACTAACACCAGACCCATTGGATATCGGAGTTTATAAAGACTCTTTGAAAAATGGAGGTATGCGATAAATGCAATTTATTAATGATGACGAAGGCAGCGCAGAAACTATCGACATATCAAACTCAGCAGATTGGTTTAAGTTTAATAATAAAGAAGTAGTCGTAGACACAGACCCTTTTAATATAGAAGCCCAAGAGCTAAAAAAGGTGAACGGACTTAGTACAACATTCCGTAGAAAAGTTTCAAGAGATATTCAGAAGAGACTTGTTGGTCAAGAAGGAACAGGAACTCAGCAAAATTTATTGCAGCAAGCAGTTACTGGCTACGCAATGTTCGACCTTGTTCAGCCAGTTTATAATTTAGAATATCTATCAAAGATCTATGAAATATCCCCATACAACTACGCAGCAATTAATGCAAAGGTTGCCAACATAGTTGGCCTGGGATATTCTTTTGTAGAGACAAAAAAAGCAAACGATGCTTTAGATAGCATAACTGACCCTAAGCAGTTAGAACGTGCTCGCAAAAAACTAAATAAGCTAAGACAAGATTTAGACAATTGGCTTGAGGAAACAAACGAAGAAGAAACTTTTACAGAAACATTAATCAAAGCATATACAGATTTAGAGGCAACTGGAAATGCCTATATTGAAATAGGAAGAACGGTTGCTGGAAACATTGGATACATAGGTCATATTCCATCTAAGACAATGCGTGTTCGTAGACTGCGTGACGGATTTATTCAATTGCTATATGGCAAGGCTGTTTTCTTTAGAAACTTTGGAGATCAAGAAACACTAAATCCAATAGACGGTGGCCTAGAAAGACCAAATGAAATTATTCATTTAAAGAAATATACTCCAATGAATAACTACTACGGAATACCAGACATCATTGCAGCACAAACGGCAATGGCTGGAAATGAATTTTCTGGAAAATATAACCTAGACTACTTTGAGAATAAAGCAGTTCCAAGATATATAATTACAGTTAAAGGCGCAAAGCTTTCCCCAGAGTCAGAAAGAAAACTTCTTGAGTTTTTCCAGGTTGGCTTAAAGGGAAAAAATCATAGATCCCTATATGTCCCTCTACCAGCCGATACCTCAGACTCTAAGGTTGAATTTAAAATGGAGCCAATTGAGGCTGGAAACCAAGAAGGCTCATTTGAAAAATATCGTAAATCAAATAGAGACGAAATATTATTAGCACATAGAGTTCCAATTAATAAAATTGGAGTTCCAGAAGGAGTAAGCCTGGCATCTGCTAGAGATGCAGATAAAACATTTAAGGAGCAGGTGTGCGGTCCAGCTCAAGATATTTTAGAGAAAAAAATTAATAGGATCATATCAGAAAAAACAGATGCTTTAGTTCTTGAGTTTAATGAATTGACTTTGACTGACGAAGACACGCAGTCTAAAATTGACGAGAGATATTTAAGAATGCAGGTAATTACTCCTAATGAAGTAAGAATTAGAAAAGGAATGATTCCTATGGATGGCGGAGATGAAGTGGTTGATTTACAAGCACAAGCAGCAGAAATTAAAGCCCAAGCCTTAAATACTAGAAATAGAACCCAGGAAAGATCTGCAAATTCACCAGATAGTTCTGGGGAGGCCAGAAATCCAAAAGGTGAAGGTAGAGTTACTGCTTAATTATTAGGCAACCAGTTATTTGCCTTATATACAATACCGTTATAAAATTAGGCATATGAATATTGAAAAATCACACTGGTCTGCCAACGGGGAAGATATTAGCTTATCTGTTCCCTTTACAAAAGTTAACCGTGAAAAAAGAACTGTATCTGGTTTTGCAACATTGGACAACCTAGATCAAACGGGAGACGTAGTAACAGCAGAAGCAAGCCTTGGAGCATTTGAAAATTTCCGTGGAAACATTCGTGAAATGCATGGATCAAATGCAGTTGGCAAGATGGTTTCATTTAGACCAGAAACATATTATGATGCAAAAAGCGGAGAATTCTACAAT